GAGTGAGTAAATAAAACAACATCCCCTGGAGTACTTCCTGTTACCCAATTATTATTAGTTACTGCAATAGCAATATCAAATTCTCTTTCTGTTCTTCCTAATCCATAAGACACAAAATTACCAGAACCTCCAGATAATAAACTAATAGCTCCTTGTTGATTTGCTCCACCTAAATTAACTTCAAGCTTATTTGTAGGGTCATTTGTGCCTATACCTACCTTATCTCCTAGATTATTTAGATAAACATCGGTTCCAGTTCTACTCCATATATCTGTGACCTCACCACTTAATTCATCCCATAACGCTGAATTAGATTCCCATGTTCCTGTTTGAACTCCTGCTGTATTACAGATATAAATTTGTCTCTCGTAAATTAAGTATTGATTTAGTGAATAATCATAACCATCTTCCCAACCCATTGTTTGTAGTAGATTTTCTTCTCTTGCATCTGAAAAATCTGCTGCCACCCAAGGAAATGTTCCACCAGCATTAGTTTTAAGCGAAAAATCAGAATCACTACTATATCTTGTAAAATAATTATTTCCAGCTTCAAATTCTAAATATCCAGCATACTCTATATTTATTTCAGATGATGCTGGAAAATTACTTGCTGGATATGTTTGATCAAAAATTAAAAAACCAGTGTCATCTGTTCCAGCCCAAGTTCTTATTCTAACTGGTTGAGTTGCTGCTGTTGTATCTGTCTGAAGATACCCTTTTCCTACAATAGAATGCGTAGGAGCTGGAGAAATAAACTCATAAGTTGTTCCAGTCCAACTCCCTGAATCATCTGGCTGAAAAACTAATCGTTCTGTATAATTATAAATATTAAGCATTTGTGTATCGGTAATAGTTGTTTCCCCATCATACATACTATGAGCATGAAAATGTGAATGCGTTTCCATAGCTTCTGTCGTCAAATGATGCCCTATACCTGCTATACCAACATTCCTTCCAACCCACATAGAATTAGGTCCTGTCTCAAAAGAAGCTGGATGCCAAAGACCGTCTATTCTTTTTTCGATACAACCCATATCCATTTCTGTATCTACTTCGATTCGGATGCTTCCATCTACATCTTCTTTTCCATAATCTAAATAAAACTTACCGTCTTTTATTGAACTGTTATATGACATTATAGTACCGCCCACCCGTAGCTTGAATCGAATTGGAGTACTACTGTATCAGTAGCAACCAAGTTTATATCACTTGCCGCTCCGTCTATGTTCTTTCCGTTTCGATCAACAGTACAAGTAAAAGTCGAGTCTATACATTTAATATTAAATATCTGTCCCTGAACTGGACTAGCTGGTAAAGTTATGTCTACCGTATTAGATGTAGCGTCTGCAAGAATTGTATAATCAGAAGCTATTACAGTATGATCTGACGTTTCTGTTCTAAGTGCTCTGATGTTTCCTCCTGATATATCTACATTTCCATCAAAATAATAATTACTAACCCCATCAAAAGAAGCTGTATCATCAGCATCTACACCTACTCCTATTTCTAAAGTTCTCCTAATATCTCCCGCCCTTCTACCTGATATTTTAAATTCTGGTGTCTCCCCTTCTGCTGCGACTCCAAATACTTCAACGGGAATATTAGCATCACCTTGAATCATGAACCTAGTAGCTGATCCATAACCGAAAACATTGGCGTCGTCTTCATTGGGTTGAAATTGAATTCCTCCATCTTTATCTTGATTTTCAACTTTTAGACTTCCAATAGCATCACCCTTCCCTCTGATTAATACATTAGAATTTGAATCAGTGCCTTCATCAGTTGATAAAATTAAAGTCCCATCATCCCACATAATATTAGCATTACTATTATCGTGATAAATACTTATTCTATCAGTCCCATCATCACTACCAATTTCTAATTTCTGGGCTGGGTCTGATAATCCAATTCCAACATCACCCGAACCTGTATCAACAATAAACTTCACAACATTACCACTAGCTCTAACTCTAAATTCATCATCACCAGTTAAAGTTATATTCACATTACTGCCTGAATTGAAAGTAAGATTATTAGTTGCAGTGAAAGAAGCATCATCTGAAGCATCAAAAGTATACGTTCCACCAGAACTAATATATTGTATAACATTTTCACTAGCACCTTCTATTTTAAACCCATTTCTAAAAGTGTCCGCTGCCTGTTTTATATGTAATTCTCTGTCAGGAGTATCAGTTCCTATTCCTAAGCTATTATTTGAATCATCCCAAAATAAATTAGCATTATCTTGTGTTAAAACTCCTCCCACCCCTGAAAACCAGACAGAACCTTCTGTTAAACTACCAAGAGAACCACCACTTAAATCAGAATGTTCAGCACTTGTCAAATGATAATATTCGTTAGCTGCTCCACCTTGAATTCCACTTAAATCATTATGAGCAGTCACTCCAGCTGCTGAAAAGATAGCAGAGAAAACACTTTCAATTTCGGAAGCTGTAGCTGCACCTTTTTGAAAAACAAATCTACCAATTAACTTTCCCTGAACAAGCAATCTATTTGGTAATGTTTGAGGAGCTCCTTCGTTTTCTGCCATACCTTCAGTATTATATTGAGCAGTACCATAAACCATAACTAATTGTCCGTCGTTTGGTTCAAGATACCACCACAAATTTGCAAATTTGTTTAAATCCAAAGCAGTTAAAGTGCCGCCGTTATCATAATTATCATTATCCCATTGAGCTTGTCCTGTTGCTTCCAATCCACCACTTGAATAAGTATCAAATCTGTCAGCTCCGCTTGTATTTATTGCTGAGATATTAAATTCAGTTACTCTATCATAAATCTCTCCAGCTGTTACAGTAACATTTCTAGTACCGGTTTCTCCTAAAATTAATCCTCCTAATCTGTCAGCTCTTTGGAATGGTTCTGTTTCATAAAGTCTATGAAGTGTATGCATCCCAAAGTTAGCGATAAATTCTGGATTGAATAAAATATGAAGTGTATCAGTTTCATTTACAACATTTCCTAATGAAAATTCTGTATGAGTATCCCAGGAATCAGTTGTTTTAACAACTATTTGAGGAGAACCTGCATTATATTCAACTCCTATATATCTTATAGTATCCGTAGGAATTGCGATTCCGTTACTTGCTGCAAAATCGAAATGAAGTAAATCTGCAGTGTGACTATCAGAAGTTCTTATTGTTCCAGTACCTGATGCTACATTAATATTTGCACTACCAGCGTCGGTGATTTCTCCACCAGAAAGTAATCCTGCACTTGCAAAATTATTAATATGAGATTGTATTCTAAAATTAGTAGCACCAGCCAATGCATCAACTGATATACCTCTCGCGACTAAACGACTATCATTCTTAATAATCTCATGTTCAATAAGATGTTTTTCCACCTCTATCTTATCTAGTCCCATTAACTCCACGACCCTATGCTAACTATATTATTATTTGTATAAGTAATAACTTGAACGAAACTTCCAGCTCCTATAGTTTGCACTATACTTCCAATAGCACTCCCGGTTGTAATTCCTGTGACAATTCCACTTACTATATAATCAAATTGCCAAGCTGGATTATTTTTTGTTCCATCTGTTGGGCTTGTTTCATTTATTACAGAATCAGTCATTAATCTATTGCCTGAAGTGACGCCAACAGTATCACCCGTTCCTCGTCCGTCTAAAAGTATTTCTGGCATTATGCCCCCCCAAGTCCAGATAAAAAAGCACTACCAACAAAGAAGGCGATTATACCCAATATCCACCACACTATTTTTTTTACTACCTTAAATCCCCCAACTAATTCAGACAACTTTTCTTTTATAATAACGACTGAATCAGCTAATTTGGTCATATTATGATTAAGAACTTTAATCATTTCTTTCTGGTTTACCCCAAAGTCACTAAACTCTTCAACAGTTATGTATTTCCTTTTCATATTTTATCCTACTTATTTCTGTTTTCGTAATAGTTTTTACAGAAATATGCTAATGGAGATGCAAGCCATGCATACTGAATAGGAACCTCTGCTAGTACTGCTAATAAAAATGGGACTAACATCCATGCAGAGTTCTTTGCGGTCTTGACTAAACCAATCCATACACTGTAATTTATTTTTTTTGCCATTATTTTTTTAAGGTTACTCCTGTTGAAATATTAGCTTGGTCTGTTGAACCGTCTCCCACCTTGATAGATTGACCAAGTATTTTAATTTTAATTCCATTAGATTTTTCATTAGCAGTTAATGTATGATAGTGAATTAATGTATAAATCGCAGTCTCTGAATCCGCACCGTTACCCACCCACATAGTTGTATTTGCAAAAGTATCACTATAAGAACCACCTATATCCTTTGTTTGAATTTGAAGTTTAGATGTCGCTTTACCAACAGACATAGAAGACTGGCAAGTAATTTCTATCTTAACATAAGTTCCATTTGAAACATCAGTCATATCATCTAATTCATGATCTTCTGAATCTGTTCCAATATTAACTTGAGATGTATCAAATCCAGTATCAGTATAAATCTGGAGAATACGTCCATCATCGTGATAATCATTCAATTCACTAGCATAAATTGGGTCATTACCAACTTTTGGGAAAGTTCCTTCTGCTGTTGCCATAGTCTATTGTAAGGTATTTAACTTATATATGTTGATTTTCATTATATATATTAAGCAGTCCCACTATCTAAGACTTGTAGTGTTGTTACTACTTGCAACTCGTTTGTTCCGTCGAATACTATACTACCAAATCCTTCTCTTTGCCAGATCGAACCAGTGAACCCTGTTCCACTCGCAGTATGAAATAATCCGAATTCTGTCAAGTGAATCCCAGACATCTGTAAAAAATTGAAATCTGCTTGAAATCCTACCTTTCGTTCTTCTGAAAAGTCTGGAGATGTTGTTAAACTAGTTCGATTAACTTCATTTACCAAAGCTATGTCTGTTACTGCGACCGTACCAGAACCTGAACCTATTCCAAAATTCTGAATATATAAATCCGGTAAACTAGAACCAAGTCTATAAGTTACTGATTGCCTTCCAAAATTAGTCATTACCATTTATCCTCCTTTGCCATTTAATTAAAAAAATCCTCCACTTGCTGAAACTGTCATCACAAATGCACTACCTGACCCCGTAAAACTTCCCGCGGTTAATCCTTGGTCAGTTCCAGATGCAGCATGAAATGGATTAACTGGTGGAATAAATCCTGTAGAATATATATGCCAAGCACTACCAGTTACAGTGTTTTCTTTAACTTCCCAATAAGAACCAACTACACTAAATTCCTCTGAAACAGTTTCTAATCTAGTAATCACATCTGATTCACTTCGGTCTGCTTCTTCTATCGCATTTAGTCTTGAACGTAAGTCTGTTATTTGGTCTGTAATGTCTGTAATCTTTTTATCTAATCTTACTTGGATTACCTTTTCAGATTGAACACTATTTTTATTAAAAGTATATGTTGCATTTAAGATTCCGACGTCTTCATCTATATCAAAGTCTGAAAGTGTTACTTTTGCAGTTTGACCTGGAGTAATAGGGTGCCATCCTTTTACTTCACATTCTACTCCCTTAAATGGATCTGAATCTTCTAACTCTTTTGTTAGAACTGCTGATGCTGTATTTGGGTCAGAGATAGATTTGTCGTTTATTATTCTTTCTTTCTTTCCAAAAAGATTTATACTGTTTTGGTCTTTTCCAAATTTAACGATTGGAATATCTCTATCATAAGTAGCTAAACCACTTTCTCCACTTGGCGGGATAGAACTATATCCTACGTCTGTACCTGATACGAATATTATTTCTTTATCATGATAACTTACTAGATAATCTGTACCACTTGTAGGGATGTCGGTTAATTCAAAGACTCCACCTTTTTGTGGGACCCCCGTTACTTCTATTAATGTATTTCTTGGTTTAGATAATAATGTGTAAACTGACCCTCCATCAAATACTATTTCTTCTTGGAATCCTGCCAACATTCTGTCACCATATACAAAAACAAAATTAGTCATTCCTTCACGAGTTTCATTTAATATTGCTTTATTTATATTTGTATTATCAAACGTGATTCCACTACTCACATTTTCTCTTTCTTTAAAATGTAAATCTCTATCTTCATCTACATAGAAAAAGAAACCTGCTAATTTAGCTAATTGTTGTAATGCTTTAAACACAGGAGTATGATTAAATACAATTCGTTTTAATGTTGTGCCTGTTACATCCACATTGTTTGTAGTAATATCAGAAACATTCTCTCGAATAATACTCTTAACTATGTCCCTTATTTCGTCATTTGTGAATACTGTTGGTTCCACTGTTGCGTCTTGCAACCTTAAACTATAATCTCTTCCGATTAAATCTACTTTTTGGGTGGATTCTTTCCCGTTGAATTGTATCTTTTCTAATATTCCAGTTAATAGTTTTGTAGTTCCATCTGAATCGTCTGCGCGGATTATTACTTCTTGACCGACTGAAAAGTCAGTTGCATGTTTACCAAAAGGAGAATCATATTCTATTTTAAATGTACTTGAAGAATTATAATCACTTATTGATTTTTGTACCTTGCAGTGCCGATAATCATTAAATACGTTCCCACCAACTGTAACTTTTGTGGTTATCATAGACTTACCTTATTGTTTAGTTCATCTGCTAATGAACGAGAAACATCCTCTGGGTCCATGCCGACGACGTTCTCAATGTTTACTGTAGTTCCTTGACGATTATTAGATATTCCTGGTTCAACACCAAAGTCAAACTTTAATAAATCTGATTTAAACTTACTTGCATCAATTTTTGGGATAAGTGGAATCCTTACTCCAGGAATTTTATTCATGGCCTTAATCAAGAAATTAATTTTGCCGAGAATAAAGTTTATGCTTCCTGCAATTATATCAACAACTTTATTCCAAACGATAATTGCAACATTCCCAAAACTAATCATTGCATTTTTAAATCCTAACCAAAGATTTTCCCAAGTTCCAATCATTTTTGAAAGATTTTTTACTCCTACGATTATCCCTGCGATTGCCAAAGAGATAGCTAACAAAAGAAATAACCAAGGAGACGCAACTAAAGTCAAGATGGCTACTGCTGCCCCCAATAAAAACACTGCCGCAGTAACTAATGCAATTACAGCTATTAGTTCTTTAATTGGGTCTGGTAAATCACTAAACCATTCAAACACACCTTTTAATCCTTCTACTAAAGGAATTAAAACTGGTATAAAAACTTCTGCAATTTCTAATTGTAATGCTGCAAAAGAATTCTTCATTAGTTTGATTTTATTTGCTGTACTTTCACTTGCGATTGCATACTCTTCTTGAAGTGATGTTGCATTTTCAAATTGTCCAGCTGCCGCCTCAATTAATCTATTCATCTCTGGGAGATTATTAGATAATTTGTTAATTGCTGAGGCTCCAACCGTTCCAAAGACATCAATAGCTTTTTGTTGTCGTTCTATTGGGTCTTCTATCTGTGAGATTCTTTTAATAAGAGAAAGTATCGCGGTGTTCGCATTTTCTCTGATGGCTCTTGGGAAATCTTTACCCATTAAAGGGATAACTTCATCCTCCATTTTTTTAACTACTTGGTCAAAGGCACTTCTTAATTTTGTACCTGCTCTCTCTGCTGGTTCACCTGCTGCAATTAATGCTGCAGTTAATCCAGCAACAACTTCAGTAGATAGTCCTAATGTTTTTGCTGAACCTGCTACTCGGACCATGGAGCTTACAATTTCACTTGAACTTGCAGCACTTATATTAGATAATTCGTTAATTGCAGAACCTAACTTTTCTGCCTCCTCAATAGGCAATCCCATAGCATTAGAAATCTTTGCCATTGCTAAAGCTGCCTCTTCTGCGCTTAATTCTGTGGCGATGGCCATTTTACCTACGACGGTAGTGAAACTCTTAATATTTTCAGTTCCAACTATACCTAATTGACCAGCGACTTCTCCTATCTGTGCTAATTCGACTACACTCAAAGGCATAGTCTTAGATAAATCTATAAACTCTTGGCGAAGTCCTTTTATTGCTTCTGCGGATAGTCCAGTAGTTTTACGAACTCCTACCATTGCTGTCTCTAACTCTATTGATTTATCTATTGCTTTTTTTAATCCAAAAGCTATGGCTCCACCTATTGCACCCATTGCTAAAGCAGATTTTCTAAAGCTCTGCATGGATAACCCTGCTTTCTTAAATGCTCCTGAGAACTGATCTCTTGCCCTTATTACAATCTCTACGACGTTTTGTCCGAATGCCATTATTTCTTTTTAGCTTTGTTGGCTGCCTTTTTGTTTTCTCTATTGACCTTCTTCAAATATTTAACTATTTCCATGTAATCAAATAATGATAAATCTCTGACTACTGGTAATGTCCATTTGAAGTAGTCACAAATAGCCAACTCATTCTTTACTGAGTTGGCGTTTGAAAATCCTCAGAAATATTATTGATTTTGTTTACTAACTTCATTAAATCTATTCCTAAAGACATTCCAATATTGTCATACTCTTCATCAGTTATTCCAGTAGATAGTTGTAACAGTCTTTTAGCGGATTCTGCTTTACTTAAATCTTGCAACTCTGCAACATCTTTGTACTTCAGTTCCGAAACTGTATAAGTCTTTCCTTCTATTTCCAATGTTTCTTTTTTCATTTTTTATCCTCCTGATTTAGTTGCCTTTCGGCCTGGGCTTAAAATTAATGCCCAGTATAATTAAAATGCTGCGTAAACTACTCTGTCGAATGCTGAGCCGATTACAAATTGTGGTTTGATTTCCATAGTAACTTCACTTGGACCTTCTGTAGTAGAAGGAATCTCCATACTCGTTATTCTACATCCACTCAAAAAGAATATTGTATGTTGAGATCCTGCTGTGACATCTGCGTCTAAGTCAAATGTTGTATCGAATACTCCATTACCTTTGAATAAATCCGTATAAAGTGTATCTGCTAAAGGTGCACTTAGGTCTGCGGTTACGTTTAAAGTATATTCCTTATTACCTGGGAATGGTGCTGCGATTACTCGACTACCATTTAAATAGTGTGGTGCTTCTGTGTTGTTAACTATCTCGAAACTAATATCTTTTGCAGTTTCGATTGTATTACCTGACATTGTCAACGTACAATCACTCCAAAGATATGGTCTATTCGTTGCTTCGGATGGTGTTGTGGTTGTTGCACCAGACGTATGAGTTAAACTCTGTCCGATGTAATTAACATCCATACTAACTTTTTCACCTTGAACTGCATTAATAGTTACACTATCAACAACTGCTCCTTTGATTGTTCGGATGAAATTAGCTCCAGTACCGGGACTCTGTTTAGAATCTTCGATTTGAAAACTAATAGGTGCTTGAAGTCTACCTGTTCCACTTGTGAACGGACTTTGCCATGCACTTGTAGATGTTTCTTCAGCTAAATGAGTAACTTTTGATCCTGCGGCCCCATCTGCCCCTGAACCAATTGCCCAAAAGGCGAATCTCATATCTTGTGGATGCATAGTTAAAGTACCTGTCACGTCGTTTGGTCCTTGGTCCATGTCTCCATAACTTCGATTATTTGTTCCTAAGAATCTATTAGTTATTTTGTTTTCTTTGTCGTCGATTAGATTCTCCATTACTTCTCCTGGCCAAAAAGATGATCCAGTTGCATCACTTTGTGTTCCGTAAGTACCTGACTCATGAAATATTACTACCTTGTTTGTATCTGAAATGTATCTTGCGATTTTTTTACCTCCATTTTAATTTAATTTGAATTTACTTGTTAAAGAATTGATAACTTAATTGTATTATCCTTGATTTAGTTGCACCTTTGCCTGGTTCGTCTACTCGAATAACTGACCCAATATTAAAACCGTAAAAGTCGTTGTCTATGCTTCCAGTTTCATCTGTGAATTGGATGTCTGCGAGTCTGTCTAAGATTTCTTGTGCTAGTTTATCTGATTGAGTAATTGATTTTGACCAGATTCTTAATGTTACCTCTAAATTTATATCCATTGCGGTTGTTTGCATTCCTGCCCGCGTTTCTTCTATATTGTTTACTTCTAATGTGATAAGAGGATATTTTACTTCTCTTTCTGGATAACTTGTCATTACGAATTTAGAAGAATTGCCCCTAGTCGCACTAATTGGGTCTGTAATGTTAGTACTAAGTTCATTCTTTAAGAAGAATAGAACATCTTTTATGAGTGTATTTCTGTTTGCCATCGCTTTGACGTTTGACTACTCGCTTGTAATCAGAGTAAATAAGTTATGTTTGTTTAAGTATATTGAGTTATATTATATATATTAAATCTTACTGACTTCTCTAGTTATAATACTTTTGACTTTCTTTTTTGAACGTGCTGCACTGTTAGTGAAATGCTTTCTAGGACTATTTTTAAAGTTAGTCCCATGTTCTAGTTTGTCTGCGTATGGTAGTTGACTGAACACTATTGCTGAATCATTTGATGTAATAAAATCCACTGAGTTAAGAAACCTACCGGTGTCTACACTAATAGTTTCAGCACGCTTTCCTGCGATTGAAAGTTTTACTTCGCCTTGTAAGAATATTGCTGATTTGGTTAGTGCCTTTTTTATACCTACCCCTAACTCTTTATTCTTTCGGAGTAACAAAGCAGAAACATTTGGGATACCTTTTATCTCCAAGTTGATACTACTTACCATTAAATTATGCTCCCAGTTAACTTTCTAATGAATTGCTTCTTGTAAACTGGTATTGCTTCTGTTTCGTATACTATTCCCCCATCCGGAATAGTTGTATAGAGATTACCTGTTGGACTCCCAAGTTGTATATCAACTGATATGTCTGTTCCAGTAAACACAGTTGAACCATTCACGAATATTGTTTTATCTGATTCAGTTAGTTTACCTTGACTCATTAACACAGATTCTTCAGATCCTTCTCTTCCTCTAATTGGAAATACTACACCACTTGTCCATAAAGTTGTTCCGCTTTGAATCAGTTCTGTTGCTTCGTCATATACTTCATCATAAACAGGGGTATAATATCTAATACGTATTTGTCTTCCAGCTAATTCCATGGTTCTATTCAATGTTGCTACTAATTTAGCATTTGTTCCCATTATGCGTTATCGTAATCCGGATTTATTTTAACTACTAGTGAATTGTCTGATGGAAGAGTTAAAATACTACTATCCTCAAATGTAGTTGTAAATTCACCCAAGAATAAACCAGATCTATTCGTATTTGCCTCTGTCCAATTATATTGAAGATTGCCTGTTGTACTGCCAGTTATAGTAGCATTACCAGAAAATACTGGGGTAAATGCATTATCGTTTGTACTTAGTTTAAAGAATATATTAGATCCAGTTGATAAGTCTATTGGACTACCATTACTATCAACAAGTTTAACCGCTAAACTTGGTTCTGTACTATTTCTCTTTATTTCAAATATTGCCATTATTTAATTATAAAATCGCCTCCTTTTCTTAATTTAATTACTTTGTCGTTTTCTACTAGCTGGTTGTTGAATGATGTTTCTCCTAATCTAAACACCTCTAGTACTATATTTATCATTTTTAATAAGGTATCTACTAAGTCATCTGTGAATGTTATATTGTCTGCTAATAATATATTTAAAGTTAATGTTCTGGCTAGACTATCTGTTATATTTTGAGTATCTGAGAAGGTTCTATTAAACGTTGATGTTTTACTTAATGAATCAGATAATGTTTGGGTGTCTGAAAAGGTTTTGTTAAAACTACTTACGTTAGCTAGACTATCACTTAAGTTTATTGTATCGTCTAATGAAAAATTAAATTCAGTTACGTCAATTAAACTATCTGTTATATTTTGAGTGTCCAAGAAAGTTCGGTTAAATATCGACTGTTTGGCTAGACTGTCTGATAAAGACATTGTTTCACTTAAACTAATAGCAACTCCAAAAAAATCAACTAGGGAATCAGAAAAAGTAATGTTATCATCTAATGCTACATTAAATCCAGTAACTGCAGCTAAACTATCAGAGAAATTAATGTTTTCGGCTAATGTCTTGTTGAATACAATATCCCTACCTAATGCATCAGAGAAGGTTATTGAATCATCTAATGTTTTATTGAAAACTACATTCTTAGCTAGACTATCTGTAAATGTAATAGAATCATCAAGAATTACATTAAATCCCGCATCTGCAGCTAGAATATCAGATAACGACAGGGAATCATCAAGAACTTTAATAAATACAGAAAAATTAACAAGATTGTCCGTAAAAGTAACATTGTCATCAAGTATTATATTAAATCTTTGAGAGTCCAAAATACTGTCAGCTAATGTAATAGAATCATCTAACTCTCTACTAAAAGACGCTGAACTAACTAGATTGTCTGTTATGTTTAATGTCTCAAATAACTCCTCAATGAAGATAATGTCTTGATTTTCTAAAGCAATCTTATCGCCGTTTTCTTGTAGTAAAAAATCTCCGTTTTCTTGTAGTAAAAAAGCTGTATACTCTTTATCTACCCCTAGGAAATCTGTAAATGTTATTGAGTCGTCTAGTGCTATTGTTCTATCTCCCGTAACTGTTAGACTATCTGAAAAAGAAATAGAGTCAGACGGAGTTTCTGTAAAATCTTGACTTCCAGCCGCTATTTCAATATCATTAACTAGATTTACAAATATATCTATTAAATCATCATTATACCAAGACCACTGGATTCTCCCACCGGAATTTGTAATAGTTCTTCCACCATGTAATGAACGATTATCGTCGGTAGTTTCACTATATGCTGCTTCGCTTCCCCATGTACCCATCCCATCATCTGATTTATGAAATACTAAATCAACTAAAGATGGGAAAGTTCCGCCTTTTTGATAAGCAACATAAACATCATCATTTTGTTGATTTATGATAATGGCCGCCTTTCCCGATTCTCCTTGATTTGTAAATATATTTGTTTTTGCAGTTACTGTGGGGGATGAAATAGAATCGGGTGTTATGTCCCAAGTCAATAAATCATCACCAGCATCGTCGTCATCGGTATGTGATGCGATTAATATATGATTATCACTTAATCTTAACGAGGCATCCATATTTATTGCGAACTCATCCGAGGTTATTCCAGTTGATACTGTAGTCTCAGTAATTGAATTTTCAGAATCATCATACATTTTTATAGATATTGTACTTGAACTTATGTCTAAATATACCCCCGCTACATCGTCATCGTCACCAGTATTAGATGGAAATAATAGTAGCCAATCTCTATCTGCAAACCCCGTTCCTTCGTAGAAATCTGTCCTACTTGTCCAATTTTCTCCGGAGTCTATACTCTTATATGTTTCTATTTCTCCGGGGGTCATAAAAGCGACTATTAAATTCCCACTTACTGTTTTAGTTATCGCTACTTTATTCTCTGCGGTGTCTCCTATAGTTAATCCACTATCTATCGTTCTAATCGTTCCCACTGAAGCATCACTTACATCTACAGTTACGTATTTAACTTCACTGTCCGCTGCATCTGTCCAGATTATGTGTACTAGTGTTCCAGAATTTCCAGGGGTTTCCTTATCAAACCATGCGGCTATGGCTGTATGTGTTCCCGCCTCTATTTGAGTGACTGACCAATTTGCCCCACCATTTGTAGTTCTTGCAAAAGAAATATCGTTTCCAGAATCCGCAAAAACTATTATTGCAGTCTGTGTATCAATCCAGTAAGGTCCCCACGGTGCAGGTGTTGATTCTGCATTGTTACTCACAGATGTTGCTACTGCTGTATCAGCCATTCTTAAAATCTCCTTTAGTTTCTTTTTCTATATAATCGTGAATCTTATAAGGTTTTTCTAAATCTGGGAATATATCATCCTTTATAATCTTATTAACATCTTTGATAACTGCGTCTAGATATTTACTTTCTTCTCCTAGCTTAATTTGTTTTGCATTCATCCACTTCTCTTTTTTATCTGATGATAGATTCCTTGTTTCTTGAGCCTCGGCTAATATTGCATTTAAATGAAATAATTGATGACCTGATAATGCCATTTAAAATACCTCCTTCCATACGTCCCCTATGTTTAGTTGCATGCCTTCGACTGCTTTCCATACGTCGCCTATATTAATTTGAATTGCTGGTATCTCTTTCCATGTATCTCCTATGTTGATTTGGGTGTTTGTTCCTACAGCGCCGAATGGGTAAGAAATTCCATCCCCGCCATTATATAATTCAGTTACCTCTGCTGAACTCAATTCCTTATCCCAGATTCCAAACTCATCAATAGTCCCTAACCAACTATCCTCTACGAATATATCTGTCTGTCTTATTCCTCCGATTAAACTCTCTCTATCTACCACTACTGTATCAGTTGTGGCGTCGTTTGCAGTAGTATCTTCTGAACCATTAATATATAATTTTACTGCTGAACCGTTCTGTGTGAATGCTACATGAATCCATCCATCACTACTATCATAATCCGCAGTAGACTTTAACCTCCCGTGTCCCGGGGTTGAGTAGCTACCATATAATTTCTTATCACCAAAAGCCCATCCACCGCCCCATCTAGTAGTGTTGTTCTGTTCTAACACTGTGAATATTCTCCCTGGATTGGCGGAGGTTGTATCAATCTTAATCCAGCAAGCCCATGATTTAGTGCTGTCTGCTATAAGAGCTTGGATTGCATATCCCGGGGCTTCATCTATTGTAATGTAATCATCTGTCCCATCAAATACATAAGCTGTTCCTATCTTTCCTGCTTGGTTGGGTGTTGCGTTTGTATTAGTTCCATCATTTGCACTAAGTGAGTCCAGTACCGCCCCACTAACTTCATCTAATTGATAATAAAGGACAAGCCCATCAATCAACGCCATATTAACCTCACATAATCAAATATTCTATCCCCCAAACTTCTGTGTGGAAAAAAGAAATGAAATATTTTTCTAATCATGCTGTATATTGCACATAAATAGTACCAACAGGAAATCCAGAGGCAGCTGGGGGTGTATCGTCGGTGTTATACAAAACCATCGGCACATAAGCAGCATCAGCAGAACTTCTATCTCCTGTGACAGTTAATCCTTCAGTAACTATACTACCAGTTGAACTATCATTTGCGTTATTTAGTAAATAGTCTGTATGTGCTTGTGTATTATCTGCCTGATGTGTTGCTCCTGCACCCGATACTGCGACACCCGCACCTGAAACTGTTACTAAATTAGCAATATCTGTTACAAGTGCACCAGAAACAACTACTCCAGCGCCACTTACTGTAACTAGGTTTGCAATGTCAGAAACCAACGCTCCACTTACTGCTACCCCCGCACCTGATACCGTTACAAGATTAGCTATATCTGCTACCAACGCTCCAGAAGTAGCAACATAGGCCCCAGAAACGGCTACTCCCGCACCTGAAACTGTGGTTAGATTATTTTTATTAGTAACAGTTGCTCCAGAAACTACTACACCGGCTCCGCTTACGGTAGTTAGATTTGATATATCAGTAACTAATGCACCTGATATGGTTAAATTAGTTTCAAAATTATCAAAAGTTACTTTTTTCGTTAAGGTTGAACCTATTGAGGCAAAAGGAAAGACATCAATTCCTGATATACCTACGGCTGCATCAAGTTCACTTATTTTATTATCAACCATTAACTAGCACCAAACGTTACTGTCCAGTCTATTTTCAAAGTATCGTCTGCCCCCTTATTTACGCTTAGACCATCATTGTAAGTCATAAGTGTAGTTCGAGAAGTTCCCGATGCTTGAAATATTCCTGCTTCTGTTATATCAGTATTTGTTCCTACTCCTGCCCCCCAGAACCCTGAGTAAACAACATCGTTGTCATCTCCACCAGTTCCTTGAATCGTTCCAGACAAAGCCAATGTACTAATGTGATTTGCTAAATCGGTACTACTTGCGCCTTGGCCAGTTCCAGAACCGATAGACATAAATCCTATTGCTGCTTCTCCCTGGTCACTTAATTGATCTGCGACGTGTACATCGAATAAGTTAGTAATCGTATTGTAAACTGTTCCAGAATCTTTTATATTTCCATCTAGGTCTCTTAATTCGTACTCTATTTTTCCTTTTATTCCTAATTTTTCTTCCATATTACCTCCTTTTTAACATTTAAGCTAATACTCTTGTGAATTGTGTTTGACGTCCTATCTCTCTTAATTGAGATTCAGCTAGTTGCCTCCAAAATGAGGAACTTTGGACTTCGCCAGTTTCCTCCACGCTTAATTCACCGAGACTTAATTTTTCCCCACCTGCTTGTGCTTGTACGAAGTCTATCGTATCAGCCTTAGAAAGATTTACTATTGGTGGTTGGAATTCTATAGAAATATTATTAGATCCAATAGATTCCCCCGTAAAATTTGCTACATGTTGTCTGTTCATGTCTACGACTGCAACTAAGTTTGCTCCGCTTAGTCCAGTTGGTACGTTATTGAAACTAGTTTGAATAAAATTAGCTATTGAGCCGATTGTATCTAACGCCATTAATTAACCCCCGACGTTATAATTGTACCATCGCCTGTCACTCTTATTGGAATAAACTCTGTTCCAGATTGTCCAACCAATAAAGTTACTGTTACTGCCTGACTTCCAGTAAAACCACTAGTAGTACCAGACAAATTTATTAAATAATTTGGTGCTACCATTTTAAGTTCCTGATATTAGTCTGTTCCAATCTGAACCTCCTTGTGCAATACAGATATAAAAATCATTATTAGTTACATCATGTACAATATCACTTCCAACATTTCCTGTTAAAATATCTGTAGGATCTCCAAAGTGTGCTTTAATTGTCGTACTAAATTCTAGTGCTGCGGCTGTTCCTACGCCCTTTCCCATTCCGTCGACAAGTCCTAATAGACTGCCTGCTTGTGTTGCCATTTCTTTTATTCCTCCCTTTCAATTGTTATTGAATGTGATGTCTTGCGACTGGGGGTTATTGATTTTAGCAGAAGCCCCAAACTGCGTTTATTTAATTAGATTAAATCTAACTACTTGAAATCTTAGAGATTGCCTTAGTTCGTAAAGCTGATACCGTAATTCTTTGAGTCAAAACTGCGCCTTCCATATCATAGGATGCTAAAGTTATGTTCTCCATACTGATGTCTCTCGCGATTGCTATTGCGTAAGCCTGGGTTCTATCAAAGATATAACCAGATGTTGCTACTGCATTTGGTCCTGCGTTTGCACTAAATGATGTTACATTTAATCCAAAAATAGTTCCAACTCGGCCTGTGCCCATCATTTGGGTGTTACCTGCCTTGTCAGCTTCTACAAAAGTATCAATATTCATTAAGTCAGAGTATTGCTCTTCTCCTAATAGATAATCCGTTGGCCTATAATCATTAGATCTTACATCAAATATAGACTCTACAATATTAGCGACGGTTATAGCTGCTCCACCTGCTGTGGTTGCGTTAGCTGTATCCAAAATTGCTAAAATTAAATCTGTCTCATTTTCTGCAAATCTTCGACCTGCGGCTCGAATGTTTCTTTCTAGTAAAGCTACTTGTGAATCTTCAATCATTTCTCTAGTGATTCTAATTGCTACACCGTATTTGATTGGTGTAAAACTAACACTATCGAAACTCATGTTATCTAATGGAATTTCTGCCCCCTCACTAACTACTCGAACATCCATTGTATTTGGAGATTCTAAGTCTAGGTACATTGTGCTACCCTTAAACTCAGATGGTCCAATAACGAATGCTGCCATCTCTCTAGGAATCAAATTCTTTTCTGCCTCATCAATTACCTTTGGTAAAATCAATTGCGGAATAAGAGATTGTCCAGGTGTTCCGTCTGCCCTACTTATGTACTCGTTTAATTTTGTCATTACCATTTTACAAGTTTAGACTAACAAGCGTATAAAGTGCCGTTCCAGATGCGGATGATGTAAGTGCTCTTCCGATTGGAGTATCATTCAAAATTCCAGTTCCACTTTCAGTACCTCTATGATTCATTACTGCACCTGATTCGTTGTGTGTTACCAAACAACCACCAGATACGATTTGACCTGCATAGCAAGCGTATGTACCTCGTGTTGCAACTGTTACCCACTCGTCTGAACCTGCATTGTTTAATGCAAGACCATTACAAAGTTCGGATTTAATTGCCCCGATTGCAGTTATATCTTCAGATACGAAAGAGTTTGCTCCTGAAACTACTGTATTAGTTCCAGAAAACTGAACCCACTGACCTCCAGAAATTGTCTCTAGTGCTTTAGCACTAATTGTTCTAGGTACGCCTCCATCCATAAGAGCTTGTGCTCCCAATGGATTACTTAAAATTGCTGCTGTTGCCATTTAGTAAACGTATGACTTCCTCTGAATTCCAATTGAGTTATGTCCTTGTGTAAAGACATAACCTTCCTTTCCTTCAACTTCGTCTGATTCCTCTTCAGCTTCTTCCTCTTCTTCGGTTTCCTCAGTTTCTTCCTCTTCCTCTTTTGGTTCCTCTTTTACCTCTTCTTTTGGTTCTTCGTCTGCATCAGCTGCTTTTACCTTTATCTTCATAGCGGTATTAAAACCTCTTTCAAATGCAGATTCCTCAGCCTTTACTTCTGGTTCTGCCTCTACCTTTGGTTCTTCCTTAGTTTCCTCTTCTACTGGAGTCTCTTCAGTCTCAGTTGTTTTTTCTTCTTCTGTCATATTATCCCCCCTTTCAGTTTTTGTTGAATTCTCATTTATTGAGTGTAATTTGTAGGCATTGTTTAGTGCTACATTAAAAGTCGCTCCCCCGTCTGCTGGGACTGCCACAACGCTTAATTCTTTGAACTCTATATTGTGTGGGATAATGTCGCCGTCTTCTGTTTCTTCAATGTCCTCTGGTCTTACGTGTGCGCCCACGCTGACGGTATTAAGTAGTCCGTCTTTGATTAATTGTTTGACTTTTGCATCTTTTACTACTGCATTGAAGGGGATATTTCTTTGTACTTCGTCCCAGTGTGCTAAGTTGACTTTTCCAACGATTGAATCAACAGAATTATTGTGGTCTTTTAGTAAAGGAACACCTATTAATGTTCGTGCGGCTTTAGATAGTTCTTCTCCAATGAATTTGTGACCGTTTGTAGTGGTAGTTTCATTGATGGCAATTCCATTTATAGTAAAATCTCCATCTAATTCAGCACTAGACTCAATTGGCACAAAGTACTCTAACATCAACTCTTCCATTGTAAACTACTACTCTATAATAAAAAGAGTATTTAGTTATTGATTTGGGTAATATATATAATGTAAAATTAGTCAATCCGGAGGGTTATGCTTACTTCAGTGTTGTTTGGACTCATTAAAGTGGGATTCATTGTGCTTGGACCCATTACTTGGATGTCTAAAGTTTCGTCTAACTTAAATTTATCAAATTGGTCTTGTACTATTAAATTAGAAACTGCTCCTTGGAGTATAGCCCTTGGTGCGTAATAGTTTACTCCCCTTGTTTGAGATTTGTGAAATATTAAATATCCTAAACTACTTGTAATTGTGACAGACACTTCTTCACCTGAATCGATTATGACACTATTTAACTTACCAGTAATTCTACCTGTTTGGAAGTCTGTATTTGGATTCATCTTGATTCTTATTTCTTTTTTACGGGGATTTTCAGTCATATTTCTACTCTCCTAATTATTCTTACTCGATTAGTTGTTTGGATGTTCTCTCCAGTTATACCTATATCAAATTCTCTTAGACCCATTAGTCCAGGGATTGTCCCTTGTAGTGCATTAGATCTACCTAAATTCATTTGTTTTGCGGCGCTTAGACCAATCTCTGGGATTACTTGTGTGCTTACTGAGCTTCCACCAATTACTGCATATTGTAAATCTCCAATGCCTGGTTGGTAGGTTACTCTCTGTTTGGTTACTGGATCTAAGTATATCATCCTTCTAAAAATGCCTTCTGATTTAATTTTATTTGTTTCATTTTATATTCGTGAATACATTGACCACAAATCCATAATCCATTAAGTAATGATATTGCACGCCTTTCTTCACACTTAGCACAGAAAGGAATATTAGAATCAGTTAGTTGCATCAGTCTACTAACCCGACCATACTGCATCTACACATACTATGGGCTGGAGGCATGTTTAGGCCGGCTAGACCTTCTCTTGTTTCAAATACTTGTCCGTCTAGTGCTTCACAGATAGGACAAGTCCTTTCGTCTAAAGCAGTTAGCCACCTATAAGATTTAATTTCATTTTCAAGATATAAATCTTTTAATCCTTGGTTTGCTAATCTGACTGTTTCTGTTCTGGCAATATTGATTGGTCTTTTATCTGCAGAAAGTGTTAATTTTTTTACTCCATCTTCGTCGAATCTTACTCTATCTTTTAAGTTAATAGATCTACTTATGTCTCTCTCTATTTGTGTGATTGTTTTGTTCTTTCGGAAACCGTCTTTTAGGATAACCTTTAATTTGTTTACGTCTCTTTGGGGGAGTAATCCTTCGATTAATTGTTGTTCTGTGGTAGCGAGTAGTTCTTCGAATTTGTCTATTCGCAGGTTTCGTAGTATTTTGACTAAGTAATCTGAATAGTTAAAGCCTGCTAATTCTTTTACGTTAATATATTGAGATAACTTCATGTTACCTTTCTCTGCATCTGTTAGGATAGGTTTACATTTGTGGACTAGGGTGACTTTTGCTTTTTGTTTGGCAGTTTTTTTAGCACCAGGTACTTCTGGTTGTTTGATTTTCTCCTCGTTCTTTCTGGCTAAGTCTTCTTGCTTTTTGAATTCTGCTTCTTCGGCATCTAATTTTTTACGGGCTTCTTCTGGAGTGGGTAACTTATCGACGACATCTAGTTCCATTATCTCTGCATATTCTATTTCTAGTGCGGCTCTTAGTTCTGGAGATAAATCCATTAGTTTTAATGTTTCTTTGACGATTGCTAATCTAGCAAGTTTTTCTTCTTCGCCTGGGAGTTCCCAAATAAACTCAACCTTATTGTCTAGCTTGGGGGAGTTATTTCTTAAGACGGGTCTAAGAATTTGGTCTTCTACTATCTCTTCGATTAATGTTCTAAGTGAGTGAATGAATCTTAACCAACCCTTATCGTTTACTTTAGCGAGACCTTCTGGGTTGTTTGCTACTCCGATTAGACTCATTGGAATCTTCATTGCTATGGCTAATTGTTCTAAATCGTGTTCTGCAGACTTAGTTAAATTATCTCCTATTCCTGCGAAATCGATTAATGTCATTTCTACGTTTGAATCAGTTACCCACTCAGTAGAATTGTTCATAAATTGTAAGTCTGATTTGAATGAATCCATATCGGCTTTTTTTACTTTTTGACCAGGTTGTCCTAACTTTACATGAATTGGTGCTCCTGCTTTTCGGCTTAATAGTTTGTGTCTATCTAATTCAGAACCGGCATAGTTTTCAATTGTTACTCTACTTGACCAAAGTAATCCTCGTCCGTATGGATCTCCAGGTGTTTTGTTTATTGTCAAATGAGCGATTTGTTTAGGTTTAAATGGAATTGGTTTTTTGGTCGAATCAAATAACTTTAGTTTCTTTTTGAATTGATTGTATTCGATTACTTTTCCTTTCTTTGTTCGTTTGACATACATATCGTTAGCATTTAGAACTCTTAATTTGTCAATATTCTTCATATCTTCTAGGTCTAATTCCATGTAACCGTTTCCCTTAGAGACAGCCTCTTTAATCCATGGTCTTAGTTTTGATTTGAAGTTTGTGTCGTCTATGAATCCATCTAGAACTGCTTGGGCATTTTCGTCTTTGGTTTTAACATCAAAATCTCCGACTATTGCATCGGCTATTTTGTCGACCATTGCTTCGGCTATTCCAATATTATCAAGAATTTTATCTACTTGACAGAAATTGAATGGATGTTGTGCGCCTAATCCTTTTGGGAATCTTATTTGGATGTCATCGGTTTCTCCCTTAAATGCCTCAGCTATGATACTCTGTCTGTTCGCGTATTCTTCCTTAGTTACCGCCAAATAACAAGTTACCTCTTTTTCCCCTTCTTTAGACTTAAGTTTCACAAATAACTAAGATAAAAGTTATTTATATAGATTGATTTATATTATATATATTATATTATTCAATTATAATTTATCCTGCATGCCCAAACTCCGTCGTCCACTTTATATAACATTGAAGGAATCGTACCTTGTCGGACTAGTTCAGCCATTTGTTTGTAAGTGAATGCCCAAATTCCATTTGTTTCTATTTCCATTGTGATTATAAATGATGTGGGCTTTCTTTCCCCATCTTTCATTTTACAGTGTTTCGTTCACCAAAGGTACTCCTGCCCACATCCCAGTTTACGACAAGGTGTCGTGCCGTACTTTTAAACGACCAATGCACACGGCAGGATTCGAACCTGCTCTCTACCTTTTGTGGAGGTACTATCCGTCACGCCACCACGTGCTAAGCTGTTAAGCCTAGTAATCGTATGCAATCAATGAGGGTCGTGGGCATTCGCGAGCACACCTCTCCTCGATGACTATGATACCCTAGAAGTTAGGGTTTAATAATTTAATCAATTAAGGTATTTAACCTTTATAAATGTTGGGATTATGCAATATGTGGGGTATAATAATCAGTCAAATCAAATACACATCTCATCATCATTGCATCAGAGTAATCTGGGGATCTGCCTAATTTCTCTCTTATTTCTTCTTTTCCGATTAACTCTATCTTTCCGTCTCGTTCCATATTCTTTTGGGCGATTTGTTCTAAATCTTCTATTAGGCCCTCCTTGATTTCCAGTGGAACTTCACAGATTGCTATTTGACCTAACCTAACCATTTCGGCTAATTTAAAATAACATTGTGTCTTTAGATTTCTATAATTATGTCTCTTCTTAGTGAACTCTGTTTCAACTGGACTAGAGTTATTAACGAAACCTCTACAGTTTTCTAAATAGTCTACTACTCCACCGCCTACTCCATCTTCATCTACTACTATATTTGAATGTGGTACTTGCCAGAATCCAGCTAATTTTTCTATCTCTTCGACTATTTCTTTGATTGATGACTTAGGTAATACAACTACTTGTTCTATCTTCCAGTTTCTCCAGGCCATTATGACTGTTTTGTCTGATCCATACCTTGCTACATCACAAGAGATATAATGGTCACTTCTTGGTGGAATTGTTATTTGTGTCAGAAAGATGTCGAGTATTTTCTCATAATCAAACAATTTACTTGGGTCGTCATCGTAGTTCCAGTTTCCGTAAAGTAGTCGTTCTTTTGAGTTTTTGTCTAGTTTATTAAGATTTTCTGCATAATACTCGGACATAAATGGGTTATCTCCTACTAAAGCAGGGATAAATTGTCTATATGGTAATCCTGTTTTTGGACTAACAAAATCTTTTAACTTTCCTTCAGACCAAGGTCTCCAATAATCTTTGTATGCCCAATTCTTTGCTGGATTACTCGCCATTAATAACTTAGGTATTAAATCGTATTCATCTAATTTGAATCGTAACCTAGACATGACAATCATTTTGGCTTTTTCTGTGATTTCCGACACTTCATCCATAAATGCGCCAGTGTACTCTGTACTACCTAATGAATCGAACTCTGGGTCAGTTGGGTATAAAAATAGGTCTTTCAAATAGACAGAACTCCCATTAGTAAAATGTACTGCTCCTTCAATTGCGTTGTACTTCCAATCTTTGTCCTTTTTCAGACTCCATTCCCTGAGTATCCCCAAAAACGTCAGAAACGTACTCTCCTTCAACGATTTGAGTCTAGCTCGTCCCACTAGGTATCTTGTACCCGGATACATTAAACAGCTTAATACAAGCCACATACATCCTAAATATGATTTGCCTCCCCCAGCACCACCACCATAGAATAGTTCAGTAGTTTTTTTATCTCTTAGAATATCAAATGCTTGCCTTTGTTTAGGACTTAATTGGATGTTTATTTCCATCAGGCTTCTTCTCCTCAATTATTACTCTGATTTGTTCGCCTTTGTGTTCTTGTCTTATGTTTGCTGCGCTTGTTGGACTTTCATCATCTTCGAATTCTAATTGACTGAATATCTCTGCTTCTGCACGGTCTATATTGCTTAGTCTCTTCTTTTCTAATAGTTTATTCATATCTGGGTGTTTAGATAAATAGATAGTTACAGCCCCCCTAGTTACCTTTAATCTCTTAGACATGTCTACACGAGTGCCATTACTTGATTCTAAGGCTACTTTGAATAGTTTCTTGGTTATCTTAGTCATTTTGTTTAAGTTGTTTAATAATAATTTCCATATCTTTCCATTACTTCTAAAATTTGACTTGGAGAATATTCCTGAGATAGTTCTTCGAATAGTAACTTCATTACTTCTTTTACTTGAGCAATTGAAATTTGTTCTCCTGATTCTCTTAAAGTTATTACTTTAGCTAATTTGTTAAGGTTAATCTTTTTCATTTTTCACCTCCTATTTCTTTTTCTTAGGCTTTTCAATCTCTTGATTGATTGTTTTGTCTAATTCAGCTCGTTTCTTGATTGCTCTTGTGATAGCATCTGGGCCACTTTCCATTATTGTGTATGTTTGTGCATATCCTTTGAACTTGTATTTTTTAGTTTTTATTAATACGTTTAGTCCTGGGTTATGCTTTGACAATATAGCATCTGGTACGAATTTCTCTGAATATAGTTCAAAATTATCTAGATCACTGTACTTATTCCAATCTATTTTTGGTAATTTGATTAGTTCTGGATGTTCGATTGAACCGAATTCTCTTAACTGTTGGTCTACTTGTACTCTGATTGCTGTTTTGAAATCGTCTCTGGCTGTGTGTCTTGCAAAAGGTACACCTTGAAGATTTGCGTTTTGTTCATGTTTTCTTAATTCTACTTCGAATTTTTCATGGGCGGTTAGGTCCCTTTTAGATTTGTTTAAGTTTACGCCTTTTATTCCGTCTACTGTTAACTTAGTCAATTCTGCTTTACTCATTGGTCTTATTACTTCTTCCATTTTTTTCCTCCTGTTTAGTTAATTAGTGAATAACAATCTAATTGTATTTGTCTAGTGAATTCTAATCCGGTTGGATTTGCATAGTCATCAATATATTCAATCATCTCGTTTACCAGTATTGCTTCAGTGTTGTATAAATTACACATTTTTATAAATAATTCTTCAGATACTCCTTCCGATGTTTCACATTCTTGGTTTCCTATACTTATTAAACAAATTGATAAAGTAACAATTACGATGATTAATAAAACTATCCAATCTGATTGTTTCATGTTGATTTCTCCTTTACATGTTTTACTGGCATTGTTATTGATATTGTTGTAGGATCTATTCTTGTCATCGAAAATTCTCCAATTTCTAAATAAGATTTAATTACAATCTTATTGCTCCTATTTGTCCTTTTTTAATATCTTCGTGTGCAACACCTAAAATCAAACCTTGGTCATATTCTGCACCAGGACCAGATAAGAATAATATCCCCCTAACCCTAAGCTTCTCTCCCTCGTCTTTAACCTCTAACGTTCCATTCTTAGCAGCTAATAATAGTAAGTGTGTCGCTAATGGTTCTGGTATTTCTGTCATATTAATTTCTCTCCTGCTAGTTTGTCTATTAAATTAAGATAAAATCTGCTGTTTACGTGGTCTGTTATAAATTCTTTCTTCAACAATCGAATAAACTCTTTGGCATCTTCAGTAGGGATTAATCCTCCAGCCACCTTAGTATCTATTATTTTATCGCTTAATGTCATTGTACACCTGTCATTTTTTTAATTGTTACACCGTTTACTAATTGGTCTTGTTCGATAGCCATACTTTTTTGTTCGCGTTTAATATCATTTTTTAGGTTTTCTAGTGTGGCTTCCATTATTACTTTCTTTCGTTTTTTGGCCATTTTTTCTTTATCTTCAAGATATTTTGCCCATTTCTTATTGAAAGCATTGAATTCTTCGAAGTAGTTTAACTCTTTTTTTAGTTCGGCAATAGTTTTTTTACGATTATTGATACCGATTCTACATGCTTTATCTTCTTCTTTGGTTAGTTTTCTTTTCATCCTGCGTTAAAAGAGCTACAGATTACTCCTGCTTTGCTCCCCTCCTTCGCTTCTCCAATATATTCTACATTGATACTATCTAATTTTGTTGCCCATGTTCTGCATAAATCTTTAGGCTCATATTGTTCTTTATCTGTTCCGATATTACACCACCAGTGAAATATCCCAAGTTCCTCATTATACGCATAAAAATCTCCAGCAGGAGTTATTCTTTTGGCTGATTCTTCATCTTCTGCACAAACTACAGCAGAATCGTATGTATCATAACCATCATTCTCATTCTGTGATATTAGAAATATTTTCATAGGTATTCTGGGTCAATTAATTTAATTTGTTCATCTACTGCATTTCTACAGAATTGATCTGGTTTGAATTGTGGATGTTCTGCGAAGAATAGTATTTGTTTTAGTTTGAATCCTACACTTCTTTGGACAATTTTATTCATTGGGTTTATTCTTTTTGCCATTATTTTCTTTTCGCTGCACTTTTTAAATCTTTGAGGAAGGTTTCAGTATCACATTCTTGTCCATAAATACAATCACAAATTAAGTCTTCAAATCCCCATTTATCGTCACCTTTTTTTAGAGTATAATTATTTTGTAAATGTTCTTCTAATTCTTTCTCCATAGCCCTAGTTTTCTTATATCTCTCTATGATTATCTGATATAACGCTAGTGGAATTAAGTCTTTTTTCTTTTTAGTTGCCATATTACATTAATTAATTGTTTTAAGGGTATTTAAATGTTGGGGTTTATAGTAAACTATGTATTTGTTTAGCAGTATTTGCCCAAGTTAAGTTTTTAATACTGTTTTGCGAACATTCGCCTTTCCGTTTACATGTATCTGGATGTAAAAATGCCCATCTTAATTTTTGTTTTAACTCATCAATATTGACATTAAACCATTTAATTCCTTCGTATTCTACTTCGTGGGTTACTTCAGTTAGTTCTCCGCCGACTATCCATCCATTTTGTGAGTTTACAAAATCTAATTGTCCTCCGAAATCTGTTGTTATGACAGGTTTACCACAAGCCATTGCTTCAAGGCAAGGAATATTAAATGCTTCGGCTCTCGTCGGAGATACAAATACATCACAACTATTATACAATTCGTTTAACTGCTTAACAGTATATTCTTCTGGGATAAATGTTATTTTTGGTACTCCTTTTGCTTTTATGTTTGGAAACATTTTTAATAAGTTTGGTACTCCGTATGCTGGATTGATTTTTAGGATTAGTTCAACGTCCTCAGATTCAGTAAATTCACTTAAATATGCTTCGATTAGGTATTGGATTCCTCCACGATCTTCTAAGTTTCTTAATCCTTTGTTCGCTAAGAATCTAAATAGAGGACCAGGCGGATTCTTTATACCGCACTCCGGGCGATCAACCCCATCATATATTTTTTCCTGGCCCATTATAATTGGATAAAAGTCTTTTGGGTTATGTCCGTGAGGTACTAATTTTGTTTTATATAATATCTCTTTCATTTGGGGATCGTCTTTAAGCGATGTTGTTAATGCTAGTAATGTGTGATAACTAGGTACGATTATCTTTTCTATCTTTTTATTACGACATTCTTCTACAATCCATGCAGGAACACTGTCGCCTTCCCAGATTAAAT